CTGACCTCAAGCTGAGGCGACGGAGGATCCCAGGATATAATTCCTGTTCCCGCCATGCTTATTCCGTTGGCGCTTGTTCCGTCTTGGACCGTCCCTACTGATTGCCACGCAGACCCGTTCCAGTAATAGACGTAGCACACGGTGCTGGCCGTTGTGTTTCCATTCCCGCCGCCCAAATAGAAGTGAACTGCCCTCATTCTATCGCTAAAACCGATGGCTAATGCCTGAGCTACGCCAGTACCGCCGCTGGCGAAATCAGCAAACAACTCAAAAGTGTTGGCAGTGTATGATGAGTCCGTAGCCGGGCTGGTGCTTTGCACCCCCCCTATATTGCAGAAAGAGCTTGGATCGGCAGTAGAGAAAGAACTGTCGTAGACCGCATTGGTGTAATCTACGTAAGAGGTTCCGTTATCCACCTCAAAAGCATCGATTGTCCGGGGAGTTCCATCCCATAAGTCCACAAGCGGCTGCATAGTGTCGGTAAGGGTGACGTAGTAGAGAGATGTGCTGGTCGATGCACTCAATACAATCTTGTACCAGTAGAGAACCAGTTGATCCAGAACACGCATTTTGGCGACGGTTGACGTGTCGGTAAAAGTTATGGAGCCCGTTTGGTGCAGCCCTGCCGTACCGTCCGCCAGAGATGAAACAGCCACCCACGCAGACCCATTCCAGTAATAAACGGCAATGGTCCCCGATGCTCCGTTTGCTGTTTTGACGTAAGGATTTATCCCGGAAAGGGGTCTGGTAGCGCCTATATAGCAGTAAACCGTAGTCGCTGAGGTATCGTATGGTTCACTCGGGACCTCGAAAGCGGTTGTGTGCCTGCAAAGATTGCTTACTCTAAACTCATCGATGTACCCGTTGAAATAATCCGTTACAGAAGACCCGTTGCTTCTGGCCCCGATATAAACAATGCCCGTGTAGTTCGCTGGCCTTTCGGTGGACTTGACACTTGCCTGGAGAATCCCGTCCACAAAGATTCGATACCAGTTCGCTTTTTCGCTTATCTCTACTTGGTGGAAAGCTCCGTCTGGAATCAGCAGGCTATCAATGGTCCCGGCTATTATGGTTTCGGTTCCTGAAGCATTTATTGCAATCTTTATCGCTCCGGTTGTGTCTACGAATACCCTGAGCCAGTTGTTTGCATCGGTTATTTGTGCGTAAATCGTCTGGTTGTTCGTATTGGAAAGAGTCTGGATCCAACCATCTATCGTCCATTTCCCGCCCGAAAAGTTGAAGTCGGCATGGTCCGGGGTTGTGAGATAGGCAGTTGCCCCGTCGAACACCCCCGAATATCCAAACCGATAGACTGCGGCGCTATAGGTCACGTTTACGTTCGTAACGGTCTTCGGGGTTGTCTCTGAGTCTGTGACGTTGTTGTCCAGGTGAAGGAGCAACTTCGTATTCGTGTCTATTCCCGCGCTTGAGTGTCCCACAAGAACGGCGCAATTAGTCGCATCAGACAACGTGTTCGTCAAAACATCGGTTTGATCCAGCTTGAATGTACCGGCAGGATCGTAGTTGACAAACGCGGCCATGCGCGTCTCATTGCCGCCCCAGATCATCGTTTCGACGCTATTGGCATAAACTACCGCCCCTTCGGTTGCGGTGGCGAAAAGGCCCCTCTGTGCGCCGGCTGCGTCGGTGTGGAGTGGCGTGGCGTTGAAGTTGCCTGTTGCCGGAACTGTAGCGTCGTTTCTGTAGACCGCCGGGTTCGCCCCGTTTACATCGTATGCTTGAACTAAGACGTGAGATTCGACCGGCTGCGCTTTCTTGAAGTGATGCGCCGATCTCACCAGCGGGTTTGCAAGGTTTGTTGAGTTTATCTTGGTCATGCCAAGAATACCCTGCGGGTGAGTGTCCGTGTATCTCATATTTTGGAGCGCAGTGAAATTGGTCCCTATTGTCGCGCCGTCATCAACCGTGATGAGTTTACCCGACAGGGGGATGTCCTTTTTCTGGACTGCGTATGGGTCTTTTGGCAAGATAGAATCCTTTTAAATATTCAGGATAAATGCCTTCAAGTAGATAGCCACCGTTCCCGTTGCGCCTGTTTCGTATTGGGCGTAGGGGCTTCCACCGACAACCGGCACCCATGTTTCAATATGGCCCCCGGCAAAGCCGGTCAGGCTACTACAAGCTGCCCATATATTTGTTCCATCGAGGCTTATATCTAAGTCCGAGATAGCGGTAGCCCCCGTGTAATCACATTTGAGCAAGGCGGCCCCGGCGATGGAAACCGGGACGTGGGGAAGGTTTGCGTAGCTGCCGGAATGTAGCGAAGTCGTAAGGGTGTAGTTCGCAGGAACACCAGCCCACCATATGTTGCCGATTTGCTGAAAGCCGTCAAAGGCATAACTAGGCCCAGTAATACCTATATAATTAGCGATGCCAACTAAACCAGAATAAGTGTACCCTGAAGGGAGTGCCGGAGATGTGGCACTCAAGGAACATAAGCCAGACACAGTTTGTGTTGTTGGATTATAAATAACATAGATGTAATACCAGCCTGTATTATTAACTACATTATTGTATCCACCTAAAGTACCAGCATCAAAGCCTCCAGCACCTATTATGCTATTAACTATTCCAACGTTGACATTTAGTGCCATATAGTTGTTGCCGGAAGCGTCCTTGACTGTAACTGAATCAGCTACTATTGCGACATCTGCATTATATATAGTGAGGGATGGAGTCCCTATCCTCAAATTCTTAGCAGGAGCCAAGATATAGGAGTTCTTCACATCGGAATTGTCCAGTAGCGTAACTCCATCGTTGGCGTACAGACTCGTCCCCAATGTGGCGTTAGGGGCCACCTTCTTCGGGTTCGCACTCGGAGCGGCAGGCTGTACTTTCGCCGTCCCCATAACCCTTTGCTGCCTTGTCCCTGTCGGTACTGCCATATCATCTCCCGCGAACGCCAAACCTGTCATAAAAATGACGGTGAAAAAAGCAAGCAGTCTTAGTTTCTGCATTTCATATTAACCTTCATGCGCCCTACGTCCTGGAACCGCTTTGCGATCCCGTAGCTGAATTTTTTAATCTGATTATCAAAGTGAACGAAGAACTTATCGCCCCGGTTCGGATCGGCATCCCGATACTTGTAGAGCCATGCGGCGTAGAAGATTAGTGCCAGACAGTATTCACGCTGAAGCCGGTAAAGGCCGTAGTCTGAGAACACCGGAGCGGGTCTCTGAAGGTAATTGACGGTGATCGTGTATCCTGTAACTGAGGGGGCCGGATCGACAACCAGAAGCGTTCGACCTTGTGGGACGATCTGATAGTCATCATTTTGCGACCAATCGTTGCCGGCCCCGCTGAAAAGAGCGCACACAAGCTGAGTGCTCGAAGTCTTAGAAAGCACAATGCCGGTCGATGCGTCCGTTATGTTGTGAACGGTGTCTCCTGCGTCGAAATCCGAGAAATCGGCTGTAGAGTCGGTCAAGATGCACTGGCCGCCCAATAAGGCACCAGCCGATGAAGCCGTACCGCTTACCGCCGCTGGAGGGTTAGGGTCGTCTATTACCGTGAAGTTGTAAGGATATTCAACGGGGGTCTGTGTGGTTTCGTACAGGAACTCGTTGTAGTCCCGGTAAAAAAGGTAGTGGTCGCTTGTTCCGTCGTTCAGCTTCAGGAAATAGCGGTTATCCTTCGTCCTTGCGAACAGTTGTAGATAGTCAGCGTTCAGTCGGTATGAATTGGCATTGGTCGTGGTGATCGTCTGAGTAGCCTTGAAGCACTCGGTCCTTGTGACGAACTCCACCGCCGCCTGCCACAAGTACATGTAGCTGGTGAAATCGTCCAGCCAGCCGGAACTATCCGACTCATTTAGAAGGTCACGCAGTTGCCGTAGAAGCTGATTCCCGTCCATCCGGTGTCTCCATAAATTCGCCATCGCCCGTAAACGGGGTGACTCTTCGGGTCCGGCAGGTCAAGTCTTTCCTGCGTAGCCGCTCGATGTTGCTCGTCTCTCCCAGCGCCTTGTTCATTATCTGTGTGGCGATTGTGGCATCGTCCCTCGATACCATGCCACCTTTGTAGCTCTTGAGGTTCAGGGATGTGGCGAGCCGCTTGTCGATCTTGATGCAAGGGTTGAGTTGGCGCTTCAGTTCCTCGTGCGCTGAGGCTTCCCCGAAGTGCATGTCGTCGTAAGAAAACATAGACTCGGATATTCCGCATTCAAGTTCGGACACCGCTTTTTTAAGGAAAGTCGTTTGGGCGCCGTTCAACTTTGGCCTTGCTTCCTCAAGGGCTTTGATCTTAGTGGCCAGTGCTCTTGTCTCGTTCAGGTATTCCGGGTCGGCGTCCGAAACGATTTCATCATCCGCAGGTTTGCGTGTTCTCTGCCGGTATTCCTCTTTCTTTTCGGCCAACTGCTGATCGAAGTACCAGCCGGGATAAGTCGCCGTTATGGTCGAATCTCCCTTGTCCCATTTCTTGTCCACATCGGTGAAAAACTGAATGTCTTCCACTCCCGCTGCTCTCAAATCTTCCTTAGCCATAACAATCCTTGGTTTGAAGGTTAAGGGGGCACGAGGCCCCCCGATAAAGTTTAAAATTTACTTGCGTCCTCTGCGTCGGCTTTGGCGTCCGCTTTGTCCTGCGCCGCTTCAGCCTTAATCTCAGCCTTGGTTTTAGGCTCATCGGCCTTGGGCGTAACCGCATCAAGAATCGCATCCAGCTTGTCGTGAAGTTCCTGCCAATCTGAGTTTCTTCCATCGGCCATAATCTTATCCTTTAGTTGGCTACGGTAAGTTGCGTTATTCCACCTGTGCCTATGACACTGCCGTAAGAAAGAGGCCACGCCATCTGGTTAGTGGCGGTGAACTGTGCGCCCGATGCAACGATAGCCATTAGGTTTCTGCCAACGCCAGAGGTAGCCAAAACTGTAGCAATCGCGGGTTGCGGAGTTGCGCTGGAATTTGTCACCTGACCCGTATCGAGAACGAGGTTGGTTGACGCGGTAGTCAGGTTGTAAATCCCTGCGTTGGTGAAGTCCCCCACAATATCGAAATTTCGAATTGTTATGCGGTCGCCACCAACTATTTTAATTGCCGCTGTCTTCTGCGTGCCGGTCGTGGAAGCGATGAACCGATACCCGTCGATAACCATCCGATTAGCAGCCGCCGTGGTCAAAACCTGTACCAGCGTCGCCATTGCGGGGGCGTCGTAATACTCAGCACCGAACATATTGAAATCCGCCGCCTGGACGTTGATCGGCGCCGCTACTGCGTCTATGCCGGTTAGAAATCTCGGATTGTAAAGCTTGATGTTGACCGCACTTACAAGCATTGTCGCTGTAGTTGCGGTAAAGGTGACAGTGCTTCTCTGCGACCCGTTCCCGAGGCAGAAAACAGATACGCCGATTTTGTTCATCGACAGACCGCCGACCGCGTAAGTCGAAGTGCTTGCAACGGATACCGTCTCAACGTGTCCGGCACCACAGACAATCCAATCGTCGTTATTGTCTTTGCACTGCGTGAAGGCGTAATTGATCGTGTTGAACGGCTTGGCGTACGTACCGTTGGCTGAGTTGTCGGCAGGGTTGCTGCCGCTGCTGTCCACAAAAAAGACGTTCCCGGTGGGAATAAGACCGCCCATACCCCCGAAAACCGGGATACCAAATACCGAAAGACCCTTTGAAAAATTAGTTCCTACAGGCATGTTGAATCCTTTCCTGCCAGTGAAGGCTCACCAGGGGGCATTGCGCCCCCCAGCAGGGTTAAATGGTTATTCATTATCAGCTAACTAGCTGACTTGACTACCTAAAATGAAGCGCCAATTCTTACTCCCGTAACTAAACCTGAAATACTGCGCCAGCTTCAGCGTGTAGGTTTCAAAGTCCCATGTGGTCTTGGCTTCGGGTTTGATTCGGTCGTACCACAGGTTGTCTTTCTTCATCCGGCTTTTCCACACGAGATACCAGTTGGAAGTCGAGTAATCGTCAAGACGAGGGAGCACCTGAAGGTCGTATCGTTGATAATGGAAGTTCACATTACCTTCGGCGGTGTCCAGGCTCTTAGGGGTCTTGGTGATCTCGTATCCGACTTCAGCCAGGTTATCAGGGACAACCAACATAAGGTCGTCGCCCACATCGATACGTTCCCCGATGTCGTCTCTAAAGAGCCGCATCTTGAGCCGTGCAGCCGCAACCGATGTTTTGGAGAGCGCCGCCGTACTCAGATTGTTGAAACCGGTTGTGGTCGAAACGCCGGACTTGGTAAGATGCCCGGTTGAGCAAAGGGCCACGCCTTCTTCTGACGTCTGGTACTCGAACGCGCTGGAAAAGGCGTAAACGAGGAACTTCATCTCGGCCTTAATCTGGGTCCGTCTGGAAGCCTCCATGAGCCATGAAGCACGGTCAGAAAGAACACCGTACTT